CTTATTGACAATCCAGATAGCGCCCGCACGAACCGATCCGAGTTCTTTATTTCCACCAGCACCACGACCTTGCAATGGAGTGTTTGGTGTTCCATCATAAATTTCTTGTAGTCTATCGCGGTCGTCTACAGAACGAGGCGAACCCTGAGCAAGATATTGTAGAACTGCCTTTTCACGTTCAGTCACCCAACGGCGAGAACCTTCGCCGTCAGGAAGCTTTTGGAATGCAGTATCACGTTCGACGCCAGCAGCAAGACCACGATTATCGGACATCATAGCGCCGCTACGCAAATGCGTGTATGCTGCATCAGTCATTTCCTTGGGAAACACTTTCTTGCGGAACTTGCATAGCAGATTCTTTTCACTATTCTCTTCACCCAAAGCCAATTGAAATGGCGTTAGTGGCTCGTAGACGTCTGTATCTTCTGTAAGCACAAGGTCATAGCAATCATGGTCTAGGAACTTACCCAAAGTATGATTCATTTGATTGAGCTGTGAATGCTCGAGATAAATTGTCTTTACCATGTTTTCTCCTCCTCCTAATTGGATACCACTATGTATGCTTTAGGAGGTTTTCATAAGTGCTGATAAACACATTTATACCATATACGGGATTGATTGTCAAGTCATTTGGGAAAATAAAAATGAAATCTACCTCAGGATGCTGATTGACTAGCCACTGAACATAACGAATACGCCCAGGATTGTCATTCGCGCTCGCGCGAGTTTCCATGCCATAGTTATCTGAGCCATGATAGATATTGGACACAGACTTATTAGCATCGCTAATCATAAAGTCGAAACCGATACAAATCAGCTGGTCAAAATCCATCTTGATTGCTTCGCGCATAGCATTGACGCCAGCATTACTACGCGGGCGTCCAGGATTACATGAAGCTGGTTCCCAGCGCTCATCAATCGGCGGAAAGATAACACGCTTCGACGGAAAATCCGAACCTTCGATTTCTGTCATGATGCCATCGTCAATAGCAACAAGATAATCAGGAATTGAGTGGTCTGGAAAATCTCGATAGAGCGCATTGCATCCAAAGATAGTCCCGTAAGGTTTCAGCCTCGTGAGGTCAAACGACTTACGAGACGTACCATTGCCGATGATAAACCCTGTATTCATTTCTTCGCCTTTGCCGCCTTAGTTGTCTTCTCTTCCACCCAATGACCAGCAAGATTTGGAAACGCTTGCTTGACTGCTTCCATACTAATCTTAAGCTGCTTGTTCTTCATGCGTAGAATCATCTTAGCATCACGCGGATCTACTGACTCAAGCACCTGAATGAAAAGCTGCTCGCGCTTGAGCGTTTTTACTGTGCGACCTTCATCGGTGTCTACGAAATAGATTAGCTTCTTGCATTCAGAATAGAACTTTTCTTCCTGATCAGCTGCTTCGAACAGAGGAGTATACGGAGGATCGGTTTCGGGAAGCAACCACTTGCATCCAGGGTCCATACCATAACCGAGCACAATCTTTAGTGCATACGAAGAATGCAGATTGAGAAAGTCAACCTGTCGTTCTACAGTCGTCTGAGCCTCAATCTTTTCGATAATTGTTGCCATACATTTTCTTGAATCAAGCGCCATCGTCAATCTCCATTTCTTGTGAATCGTAGTCGATATAGTTTATATATGAAAATTTCTTGTCGTCATCCCACTTCGCAAGATAATCATTATCTTCGTTGAAGATCTTGAGATACTCATCGCGACTGATTTCGTAATGAGCAATGATAGGTGATGGTTCCAAGTGTTTCTGACTGAACTCATGGAACTCGAAATTATCCTGTTGCATGATGACTTCGTCGAGCGCATGATCAATGTCATCTTCTACTTCGATGACATAGCGCATACGATACTGCGAAAGCACTTCAACCATAACAAGCTTCTTAGTCATTAGATATCACCTTCCTTACGATTTTCGGAATAGAATGCATCGAACGTGCCACCAGGATATCTAGCCTGAAGCTTATCCACGTTTCCTGCGATTACTTCATTCGGGTCGATCTGCAATGCATTACACGCATTAGTCCAATACCAAATCACATCGCCGAGTTCTTTGATTAGATGCTGACGAGTTTCCTCGGTATAGGACTTACCCTGGAACAACACCTTCTTGATGATTTCCTGAGCTTCGCCTGCTTCACTGGTCATGCCAATCATAGCCGTAAGCAACAGAGGCACATTGATGATATTATCCCTATCATAGTGTATAGTCTTCACTCTGTCAAGAAATTCCGCACACACGCGACTCTCTTTGCTAGTCACAGCCATAACAAACTGAGCATACTTAGCCATATCAATCATTCTTCAAGTTCTCCAGTAGGAATTGGTATTTGTGTTACGTTTAAATCACTCATGTTACGTTGGATCACAGGAAGCGGAATCCACTCAGGTGAACCTTGGCGCTTATATTGAATCTCATGACGAATGACGTCCCATTTCTGCTTATCTGCAGTGGTCCACCCCCAATAGTTTACTGCACGGATATCAATGACAGAGTTGTCGAGCTTCGCTTTAAGGCTACGAATTTCCTTTTCCATCGCAACGATATCACGTTCGATACGATCTGTATCACTCATCATCGCACCTTCTTAGTGTAGATTTTACTCCAGCAATCATAGTCTTTATTGCCGTCAGCCATACAGTGATCGTACATGCGCGCAAGATTATCTGCATATCGCACATCTTCTCGATAAGCATTATACAGACCCAACGAAAGGAACAAAAGAATGCTCGCAAAAACGGTAATCATTGTATGATCAATACTCCAGTTCTTAAACATCAGAATTCTCCGATAGCTTCAGTTAGAGTACGCAAACGATTCTTGATGAAGTAGTCGAGAATCTTGCTGCGTGGCAGTCGTTTGTAGTTTTCATACGACTCAACGATTTCTTTCTGTAGATTCTGAGGAATATAGTCGAAATCAACCATGACACGATTACGCTCGTAGTTCGACAGCATCCCTGGAGTCGTACAGTATGTAGCATATTCCATCAGCGTCCATTCCTCCAGCTTCTTTTTAGGAAGAGGTTTCTGGCGCTTACCCTCTACGACAAACGTATCATCATCGGAAAGGAAGTTAGGCACACCGTCACCAGCATCACCTTGTAGAATATGATACTGCTTGAACCGAGCAGGATTCACATCAGGCGTGATGAACTTCTTCATGACAGGGCTGTACTGAGTGATGTTGCCGTATTGCTGCAACTGCATGAAGTCCTTATCACCCGATACGATAAGGATACGTTCGGCTGTGTTGAGGAATGAGCCACGAGCATTACAGATGGCACCGATGATATCATCAGCCTCAGCCTTCTCGAAACGCAGTGTGGTGTAGGGCATATTGTCACGCATCTCATCGCGAATCTTGTTCAGCGACGTAAAGATGACGTTCCAATCGTGCGGTGACTTATCGCGGGACTTTCTACGAGCAGCCTTATAGTGAGGGAATACGTCACGACGCCAATACGAGTAACCATCGCAACAGATTACGAGATCACCATACTCGTCACCGAACTTTTTCTTATACAGGCGCAAACTCGACAAGACCATATGGCGAACCATTTCCTCGTCGAGCTGCTTTTCATTATTAGCCAATTGCATCATGATATTCGAAATCATGACCTGACTGAAATCTACGAGGATCATACCAAACTCCATTTCATAGCATATAGTACCACGTCAGAGACGAGATGTCAAGCTGGTTCTGGATCTGGGTCGAACTCATCATCATCATTATCATGGGCGAACTTTACGCACTTATCTACGATCTCCTGGAACGGATGAAATATATCATACGTGGCGTACAACGTAGAACGCACAGTCTCGACTACAAAGCCAAAGTTCTTATCGAACACCTTCGTCTGAATATCAAAGCCTTCTTCATGAAACTCAGAAAGGAGATGAAGGGCTAACTCGTGTACGAACTCATCGACGTATTTACGATCAGCCTCTTCATTCTTTTCTGCTTCCTCGATAGGAACTAAACGCAGCCTTGTCGTAGGGAACGGAATGATATTGTCTTCACTTGATTGCGCGGAGGATGACGGTGAATTCGTTGACTCGTCCATTCGGTGCACTTGCTTTCGTTGTTACTGAGTTGAAATTACGTTCTGCGCTCTTGGATGTGCTGGTAGTAATAGTCGGAAGAACATCTGCTGGCTTACGCAGTTTCTTCTGCAATGACGCTTCAGTGAAGTTCTGAAGAGTAGTCCCCTTCAGTGATAAGCCTCCCTCGCCCGCGACGTAATGCGAAAGGACGTTGTATTTAGTGTTGAATGTCCAGAGCTCAGTTGCACCGACGAGCTTGGTTGGATCAATAGATACGATCTTGAGCGCCGTATCTTCTTTCTGATACTTGATCTTGGATACGACCTTATCAGCAGGCTTTGGTTTAGCAACACGAGGCTTACGAACAACAGACTTGCGCTTATTAGATACAATAGACTTGCAGTCGTTGATCATGCCTTCGTACATAGCGATACGACGTTGAATCTGCTTCTTGGTCATATGCTCGTAGGCTTCACGGAGTTGGAGGTCTCCGTTACGACCCTTACCGAGCAGAGCAAGATGCAGTTCATCACAGATAGGCTGATAGTAGTCGGCGATAGCCTTAGCTTGATTTGGCTTAGCCTGACGAGTATCTTTAAGCCATGAGTAGAAATTGGTTGACCATTCCTCGTCGGGATTATGGTCAATCATTTCCTCGATGTCACCAATAAGGCTATCAGCAGGATTCTTTATGAAGACGACCTTAGCCGCCGCAGCTTTCTTTTCTTCTTCGGTGATCGCGACACCAGACTCAACAAGTTTCACCAAGTGATCATTAAGCTGGGCGCGAAGCTTTTCGTGCTCCAAGCCCATAGACAGCATACGCGCAACCTTACACATAGTGACGTTGAGTTTCCAATCGACGTTCTTTCCGACCATAGTCATAGCGGCTTTAGACATGCCATTCTCAAGCATGTAGACCATGAGATACTCACGAGCCCATTTAGCGTCGAGGAAATAGTTGTACCAGTTATAAGCCGCCGCAATCTTGGACGAGAGTTCGCTTTCGTTGAGGAACTCCTGCCCATCCCAGCTCGGCTCTTCGCCCAAATACTTGGCGTCGAGGCCGCGTGGCGTAAATGCAGGCTTTTTCTTTACAGGACCAGTTTTCAGCAGATTTTTAGATGCTCTTGCCATTCGCATATCCCTTCATCATTAGGCCATATTACGTCATCACGGACCGATTGTCAAGACCTACTTCTTGTCGCCAAGAGACAGCAAGAAATCTTTCCATTGCGTCGCGCGCATATCCCAGTTGTAGAAGGTATCGAAATAGCCTTTCTGGAAACTGATACGCCTTTGATTGAAATCCGCCCAGTATTCCTTGATAACCATACCCAAGACGCCAGCAAAAATATTGGCGTGCTGATTGTTATCTTCAGTCCAGCCATACATCACAGCAAAGTTGGCGCAAGTCTCAGGAAGCGCAGCGAAACTCGGACAAACCACATTACAACCAGCGCTCATAGCTTCAATCACTGAGATACCAGAAGTCTCAGGCCAGATGCTAGGATAGGCGTAGATATGCGCTTTCTTCAGAGCTTCGCGAATGACGCTATTCGGCTGCCATCCATGATAGGTCATGTTAGGGTGATTACGAACTCGTTCGAACAGAGGTTCATAAGGTTCGTCGCGAGCAGGCCAACCATAGATACCGAACGAAGAATAGACATCAAGATGAAACTCAATGTTTTGCTTGGCTAAAAATTCGCAGACTGGAATAAGAAGTTCTAATCCACGATGAGGTGTTGTATGATAGATGATATTGATTTTGCCTTTAGGCTTTTCGTGTTCTTCGATAGGAACGATAGCGTTAGGCATAACGATTCCCTTAGAGTAGGGAACATCAAGACCCAAGTTGTATGTCGATTGTTGATAGTTCGAAACGAACACAAGTTTCTCGAAACGATCTAGCGAAGTCTTTTTCTTAAGATGCTCAGACTCGGGATCATCCCACGTATCATGCAACCAAAGAATATTGCGCTTACTAGTATCAACCTCACGCACGCGCGAGCAGATAAGATTGAACTTATCCAAAAGGTCTGCTGGTACTCTTTGTTTGAGACCAGCAACCATTTGCTCTGTTCCACCTTGCGAACCGATATGCTCGTAGGTTCCATTCGTAGCTGGATCAATAGAAGGAGCAGCAGTTTCTTTCAATCCAGTGATATTCAGTTTAGTCATGATAATTCCTTACTTCAAAAATGACGAATAGGTCCCGATCATCTTACGTTCTGTTTCGAGACGACGAGCAACTTCTTCAGCGGGGACACAATCAAGCTCGCGATTGAACTTATGCCACATATCTACATAGTCAGGCATGTCACAGATCTTCTGAATCATCACAGCCATTTTCTTACCGAACTCTTCGTTTTCCTTAGGAACTGCAAAGAACGTCTGTGAGATATATTCAAGCTCAGGCAGGCCAACTTCCTTCACAGTAGGAACATTAGCCCAAGGACGCGAACGCTTAGTCCCAGTCATAGCAAGGATGTTGGAGTTAGAACCAAACGATCCAGGCTGAGCAATGTTAATTATATATTCACCAACGACTGCGCCGTGTTCGGTATCCGTAGGATTACTGTATGTAATCGGTTTCATCTTATCCTGTAGACCATAGTGCGCAATGAATGCTTGAGTCAGCACAGTAGTCGGCTTAGAGTCGACATAATCCGCATAGAACTGAGGAGTTTTGCTCTCGCGAATAAACTTAACAAGCTGATCTACAGACTTGATGCCATGAACCGTAGGAGACATGATAGCAAACTCGGTGAGCCCATGACCAAGAACGAACTTGAAATCGGTCAGCTTATCATACTTAACTGCGCTGTTAGGCAATGGCTTATCAACGTCAAATGTGAATGGAGGATTGCTTTCGAAGATAAGAACTTCCTTACCTGCACGAGCATCAATCACCGCACGACCTAATGCAATTTCACCGCCAGCTCCAGGCATATGGGCGAAACGATAATCGCGAGTGGGATCCATCTCATTCATGCGACGCACGAGGTCGAAAATCATACGACCTGGCTCACCGCCAATAGAAAACTTCGTGTAGACAGGTACAGTAGGTTTACCGACAGAGGTTTGTGCCATAGGTTCATTAATTCCCATTGTAACGGTTGCAGCGGCAGCAAGCATCAACTTCTTAAGCATAGTTAGACATTCTCCTGTTAGAAATTTCCGATGTGATATCGACGTGTACGCATATAGTCGATCATTTGTTCTTTATTTATGATGGGTTCATACATCTTAAGTTTATGTCTATTATATTCATCTTTCATTTCATCATGATAATTGTTTATCCCTAAAACTTCAAGAAGTTTTTTTTCGGGGGAAGTGCTAAGTGGTTTTAATCCGAACCAAGTGGTATTCCTAAGAGAAGGATAGATAACTGGATACATCAAACGTTCTAACCTCTGAAAAAGAGGAGAATCGTGACGCAAAGATTTAGATAAAAGCTGAATACGTTCTTTGTGAATATTTTCTTTAATGAAGACAAATAACCTTTTGAATATAAGGTCATTCTCTAGTCGTTTTTTTATAAGATGAGATTGCTTGATAGGTATTAGTGGTGCGTCTGGTGACCAGAAAAATGATTCTAACGTAAACGTCTTAGCCATAACTCCGCTCGCCATGAACTTCGTCGAACCCATAGTCTGGTCATGGAAATTGAAATAAAGCTTATATGTGTCTTTGGCTATCTTAAAGGCTCTTAATGCTGGTTTTTCAATACCACGAATAATACAAACACCATCCTTTTCGATTCTTTTAATGTTGTGTGTAAGGCTAACATAGGTGACTGTTCTAGGAACGTTGAATACGATGTTAGGTGGATTAATCATTCCTTTAGTGATAGGATGTTGACCCAATAGTTCACCGTTCGTTCTGCGAGAAGTACCTCCAATCAATTCTGGCATAAGGTCGACTTCAACGATCTTAGTATTCGGACTGACTTCTCTAACCCATTTCAATAGAGGTATGACTGCGAACTGATATTCATACAACACAGACACTTCTTTGAAAAGAGCAGATTTCTTATCGAACGTAAGAGTCTTGGTCCCAGAATGATGATGGAATGTTTGAATCTCGTCGATGAATATATTGTTATCTAAGAACGTTTCTAATATCTGAGTAGAGTCGACTCCACCAGATAATTGCAAGATAACATACGGGTACTTATCACGGATCTGTTGAGCTCTCATTTTATATAGGAGATCTATATTAAACGGAGGTTCGACGGTCCAATCTAATTGCTCAA